TGTGTCATTTGCTAATAGTGGCATTTCATTTTCTCCTTGTTAGTTAGTGGTCTTAGGCGGTCTTTGCCGTGAGTTTGCCCTGCTTCGCACGGTTGCGACAGGTCAAGTTGCCGTAGCACATGATGAGCGCATAGCGAGCATCGGTGTCTTCTGGCTTGATGAAGTCCGTCTGAGCGAACCACTTGTTGCTGTGACCTACGAGGGTGAGGTACTTCGTGTTGAGGAAGTAGAACACGCCGTTGGTGCAATGCACGTCGTACATTACAGGAGCAGCCTTGAACAACAGGTTCTGGAATCCAGCATCTGCAGTCTTGGTGTCGGTGTAACGCAACTGTGGTTGCAACAATGCTTCGTACTTCTCAAACAAGGTCTGAGTTGTCAACAAGGTGTCTGGGTGGTCATTACCAACCGAAACCGTGTTGTAGGCAGTTGCCATTTGTGCGAGGGTCAAAGCACCTGCGGTGTTGTCCTCATACGAACGCCAGAACTCGTTGCCTGCGGTTGCTGAGTTGATTCCACCAACGTTGTTGCCAGACTCAACCAAGTTTCCAAGGCCGTTCCAGTCTTTTCCGCTGTTGCCTGAACCGTCAGCGAAAAACATCTGGTTGAACGATTCACGCATTGACTCTTCAGCCTGCATAATCTTGGCTTCGAGCAAGTTGATGATTTCTTGTTCACCGTTGTTCTTGGCTTCTTCAATACCGCTGATTGCGATGGATGCAGCGTACTGCTTCCATTCGTACTCTGCAGCCGAGATGCCTTCCTGTGGTGCCAAGGACAGCGAATCGTATCCGCTGTATGAAGCCACAGTTGAGTTCTTGCCGTAGATGAGTGGTTCAACAATCTTCGTACCGCCGTTAAGCATGCGAATGCGACCGTTGTCCATCAACTTGTAGGTCAAAGGACGTGCTGTGAACACGTTGTCGGTTAGTTGCGAACGGTAGTTCGCAAGGGTGGTTGAGAGCAACTGGTCAAAGTTGCTGTTTGCTGCTGGCATTTTGATTTCTCCTTAAATAGAACGCTAAACGCTTAGTTGCCGTTTGGCGGCTTCAAAAGCGTCTCGCAATGATGTGATTGGTTTTGCTGATACGTTTGCGCTGGCACTTGATACGCTGTTTGAAACAACAGACGCTTGACGCTTGGCTTGTGTGGTTTGGACTTTTTCATTCGCCTGTTTTTCACGAACTTGACGAATTGCTTTCGCATCCTCATAAACCTTGTCAAACGCAATTTGCTTATAGACAGCCTCCAAATCAGATGAACCAATGGCTAACGCCTTGGACACAACTTCATTGGTATCAAAGTCAGAGCCGTATCGTGCTTGAAGTCTTTGAACCGTCTTGTCCAATTCATCCATTGCTTTTTGTTGTTCAAAAGCCTGAATGCGTTGTTCAAGTTGCCTGTACTGCTTTTCAACGGGGTCTTGCCACAGGTCTTCTTCTTCAGAAGGTGTCTGATTAACTCCGTAATGTTGTGCTAGTAGGCTCAAAGTTCCACTTGGGTCGTTTTGCAAGGCTTCTTGCAAAGCGGCACCAAACTGGACTTGCTTCCTTTGCTCACTAAGTTCCTGAGTCTTACGGGTGTAATCCGCTTGACGCTGGTATCCAGAGAGAGCCTCTTTCAGAGGTACCTTGACTTCCTCTCCACCAATGGTTACGGAAACATATTTGTCACCAAAATCATCAACTGGAAGCAAATCAATTTGCTCATCTGTAAGGGCATCAACTACATCAGAGACTTCCTGTGATTGTCCCAAATCCTCTGGGGTCACTTCGTCAAAGATTTCATTGCTATTTATTTCGCTCATTTAAGAGTCCTCCGTGGGTTGCTCTATTGATAGGGTTTTTCGTTACATAACTACATAGGTAGTTGGGTATTTGGAAGTGGCGCACCACTAGCCAAAAGTTGTGAGAGGATTTCTGGCGGTATTCCGCTTGGCATTGGCATTCCACCCGTTGGTGGCATTTCCTCTAAACCTTGAGTCATTTCTGGTGGCATACCAGAATCTGGAGTCATACCCATTGGTGGCATTCCACCCGGTGCCATTTGAGGCAATCCCTGTGGGGTTACTGGCTGTGCTGGCATACTTGCCTGAACTACGAAAGACGCCGAGTTCTTGATTCCAAATCCGTACTGGAGTACATAGTTGGCAAGTTTTGGCATGTCAATAATTCCAGCACCAACAAATGGTGCCATTGCATCAACCACCTGCAAAGCCATCTGACGACGGAATGACTCATTGGTTGGGGCTGTTGAACCACCCTCAACATCAAAGTCAAACTCACCCTTTACATAGTCTTTGTCAAACTTCAACCAAGCAGGCTTGGTTTCATTGCCAACGATGCGAATTACCTGTTCGCCTTCCATGTACTGCTGTGCCATCATTACAAGTCGTCTAGCACAATCAGCAATACAACGCTCAATAATTGCCAATTTGTCAGATGCACGAGCATTTGCAGCATCTTGTGCGATTGCTGCTTCTGTTGCTGTACGACGAATTTCCGGCAATGCTCCACGCATGTATTCTGAAACTCCAGATACACGGTCAATATCTGACGAGATAAGCGTTGATTGGTTGTAAAACTCAGGCGGACTAATAACTGCAGGCATTGGTGTAATTACGTTGCCCAATGGTTCTTCCGATACAACTGGAACCATTACGTTATCTTCGTCTGATTCAAGAGCAGAACGACCTTCTTGGTCAAATGCTGATTCTTTATACAGCCACTTACGTGAGAATCGCTTGCGATGATTCATCATTTGTGTGCGAGTTTCATTCAACTCCATTTGCAATGGTTCAATTGCTTCAAGTTCACCCATTGGGTAGAAGTATTCTGGTATTTCGTAATTGCGAAGCATTACGAATGGATGGCCGAAAGCGAATGGAATTTCTGATGGGTTTACCAAGAATCTGTCTCCACCATCACAGAAAATTGACATTGTTTGACGGTCTAGGTCGTAAAACTCCCAAATCTCAACATATGCATCTTCTGGGTCTTCAGACCTTCTTGGCGCACGTTCATCAATACTCCACTTTGAATAGTGAGAAGGCTGTGCTTCTTGGCGAGCCTTTGAGTCATAACGCTTATCTTTTTTAACCTCTTTAAGTGGACGACGAATACGCTGTGCAATCCATTTAATGTCAGACATGTTTGTTCCGTCTGGGTCAACAAACACATCAAACATTGAAACACGCTCAACAAACGGTCTGTCTTCAGTAATAATCAATTCTGATTCACTCATTGACTCTGGTGTCAATGATGCAAGTTCATCTGTCGAATCAAAACCTTCTTTGTCTTTTTCAACAAAGCGATAACCCGTCTTTAACCAACCATGACCTACAACAAGCATATCTTTTACAGCACGGCGAAACTCTTTTTGACATTCGTAGTGTTTCCACCAGTAGTTAACAATCGCTTCAGTTACAACTGCTTTATCAGCATCTTCGTATGCTCTTGCATTAACGGTAATCTTTGGATGGTTAACAGAAACGCTAGGTGAAATTACGTTAATTGTTGCAAAAGCAATGTTTACCAACAACTGGTCTTGCTCTGATGCAGTTCTAAGATGTTTGCCACGGTAAAGGTCAATCATTCTTTCCCAGAGATAATCGCAGTTTTCTTCACGCCTCCAACGGCGTGACTGTTCAATCTTTGAACGATACTTTCCAATTATTTCACGGTTGGAAATTCTTGCCATTATTTGTCCTCTTGTCCTTCATGCCAACCAATGTGATGGTCTAATTTGCTACCAATTTTGTCAACCTTGTTGCCAATAGTTCTCAGAAGTATTCTTCCTTCAGCGTGCTGCTCGGTGTTCTCTTTGCGTAGTTTCTGTAGTACCACCACCACCGGACCTGTAATAACAGCGACCGCAAGCGGAACCCAAATAGATTCCATATCAAACCCAACGAGTCCCAACTGGTTCGGCTTTAATGCCTGCTTCCTTGGCTACACGAACCTGCTCGTCAGCACGCTCCTTCACGGTCGGACCATGGAAATCCTCTTGCCCATATGTAAATCCAAGTCTGATGGACTTAATATGGCATTTGAAACAAACAGAACCACGACGTGGTAGTTCATCTACCACAAAAGTCGTCAGACACTCTAAACAGCGGAATTCTTTCATAACTATACGCCTAGTTCGTTACTTTCGTACGTTAAAAGCACCAATAGGTGCTTTCTTTTGCTCTTTTTCCTTGATTATAAATTTTTCCCACCATCCCAGCGTATTTTTGATTGGTGATGGGTCATGCCTATATTCTGGAAGCCAGACATACTTGAGCATCTGGTTGGCAATGGCTAACGACATAACACGGTCGTCGTGAGGGGAACCATGCATCTTTCCATTTGACTCACGCACAAAAGTGCGTAATTCAGCAATAGTGCTTTTATCGTAGATGAGGACGGATTCGTCTCGCACAGCGGCGTTTAGTTCGTCAATAGCAAGTGGTTTTGAAACTGCTGTTGTCCTCCAACCCATTGTGTCACTTATCTGAGGATTTCTGCTATTCATCTTTCTTTGACGGTAGATGTTTCTATACCCAATCCTTTGTAGTCCCTTGATTGTTGTTAGACCGTGGTTGTTTGACTCAACTCCAATCAGAGCATGGTTGTAGTAATAACCTAAAGCCCTTAGAATTTGCTCTCCAAAAATATCTGGGTCAACGTGTCCATGCCATTGAGCAACCAATAGTCCCGTGTTTGCTGAAATGATATGAGCAGAACTAAAGTCTCCGTGTCCAAGACCTTCTGCAACGTCTGCTCCAATCACATATATTTCTTGACTATCTGGAAACTCCCAAATAGAAAACTCACCACCGTCTTCAATAAATGTGTAATGGTTTCTACCAATTTCATTTTTAAGATAACCACGATGTGGTTCAATTGGCTCAATATTTCTTAATGCTTCAATATCAAATACTGGTCTACCAGAACGAATAAACGCTTCATCCG